ACTATAGACAGAATATATGCAGCCATAGATAAGCTAAAATCTTTAATGACTTCAAGACCTGTAAAGTTTGGAGTAGTTGCAAGAGAAGATTCAGATACAAAAATGGCAAATGTATGGAAAACATTACTAGAATATGTTTACGATATATCAGATGGGCAGCATCACTTTAAACAAGCTGTACACGACTATGCTACTGCTGGAATTGGTTATTTCTATTCATACATAGAGCCAGAAGCAGATTATGGTAGAGGAGAAGTCATGTTTACACATGTCAATCCATTCAGAGTGTACGTAGACCCTGCTTCTAGAGACAGGTATTTTAAAGATGCTGCAAACATTTTACTGTCTACAATCTTAACTGAAGAACAGTTACTAGACTTATATCCAGACGTAGAAGAGCATCTACCAAACATAGAGACGTATACATCCGACCATACTGACGACTACCCTAATTCTCAACAAAAAAATTCACAGCAAATATTTACACCTGCAGAAGTACAGGATAAAGATTATGCAAACGGAATAAACTCACGTTATCGTATTATTGAGCGTTTTACTAAAATAAGAGTTCCTTTCTATAGAGTAGCCGACCAACAAAACAACTCAGAAACAATTATGAGTCAAGATGGTTTTAAAGTATTTATGGCTGAAAATGAAGCAAAGTTTGACAATAATACATACGACTTTGTAGAAATACCACAAACAAGAATTAAAGTTACAGCATCATTAGGACAAGTCCTTTTATATGAGACAATACTAGATACTGATACATACCCTATTGTACCAATACCAAATATATGGACCAATACTCCTTACCCTAAATCAGATGTAAACAAAGTAAAAGATATGCAAAGACTGCTAAACAAGTTGTTTTCTCTTGCATTGTCTCACGCACAAACTTCTGCTGGACTAAAACTATTAGTTCCACAAGGAAGTGTAGAAAGTATTTCTCAGCTTGAAAAAGACTGGGCTAATCCTAATGCTGTAATTGAATATGACCCAAGTTACGGAGAACCACATTTTCCTTCACCTCAACCATTAACAAGTCAGTTTTACGCATTGATTAATCAAGTAGAAAGATATATTGATTTGAACTTTGGTGTTCCAGAACTATTACAAGGATTTAAAGAGGGTGCTCATAGTAGTGTTAGAGGAACAATGTTACTAGCACAAATGGGAGAAGGTAGAGGAGCAAGTAAGTTAAGAGATATAGAAATGTCTTTACAACAACTTGGTAAGGTTTTATATCAAATGTCTAAAGGGCATTATGATTTTGAAAAGAAGTTTAGAATAGTACAACCTAATAATGATATTACTGAGTTTGCTATTAACAATAGATTATATGATGATAAAACAAAAGAATTAGTAAAAATTGAAAATGATATTACTTCAGGTCAATTTGATATACGTATTGTTTCAGGCTCTACAATGCCAAGCAATAAACATGCTGAATATCAAATGTATCTAGAAGCTTATCAGTTAGGGTTAATTGACAAAGTAGAAGCGTTGAAGAAAACAGAAATCTTTGACAAGGAAGGCGTATTACAACGTACTGGAGAAGTACAGCGTTTACAACAAGCCGTTAGTCAATTACAAGAACAAAACAAAATTCTTTCTGGTGATTTACAAACTGCCCAAAGAGAGTCTATGTCTGACAGAAAACGTGTTGAGGTACAGAAGTTTAAATCTGAACTCAATAAAGTGGTTACTGGAGCACAGGCTCAACAAAAAGTAAATACAGAGCGAACAAAACGTCAACAAGAACAACAGGTGCAGGCTGGAATAACTTCATTAATGTCAGAAGATATTGGTGAAGAATAAACAGCACATCAAAGGAGAGTAACATGAGTGACGAATACATAAATGAACAAGCTTTAGAAGGTTCTGAAACTTCTGAAAATAATGATATAAGTGAGTCTGATAATCAAGAAATGGATTTGAGTTCTGACGTGCCACAAGAAGATGACGCACGTAAATTCCAGTCTATGTACGATAAAGCTCAGGCTGAGTTAGACAAAGTAAAACCAGTAGCACAGCTATTTCAGGAAAATCCTGAACTGGTAGACGTTGTCAGAAACCACTTATCAGGGGGTAAAGGACAGGACAAAGAAAATATAAAGATAAACGAAGAGGAATTCAATCCTTGGGATGCACATACTAATCCAAATAGTAAGTCGTATCAACTTAGAGAGCAAGAAATTGAGAAAGCTGTAAATAGTAAAATGCAGGACTATATGGGAAGATTAGAAGCCCAACGTTCTATTGATACTTTAAAACTTAGAGCTCAAACTGAATACAAGCTATCTAATAGTGATGCGAATGAATTTGTTGAATTTGTGACAAAGCCAAAGGAACAACTTCCTCTTGAGACACTTTTTAACGTATGGAATACAAACAAAAATGGAATGCCTAGAGCAAATCAAAATATTGAAAGCGTGAAAAAAACTCAGCAAAGACCAAAGTCTGCTGGTTTAGTTCAAGGTGGAGAACCACCTCAGTTATCAGATAATGATAATATGTGGAATAATATTTTAAAAGCTGGTAATCCTCTTTCCATAGGTGGTAAAGGTGTCATTAAAAAATAATCTGGGAGGATTAAAAAATGGCAATAACAAGTGGACAATTAAAATCTACTAACCTAACAGCTGCTACAACTGCTGCTGATTACGGTGTTGCTCCAGACCAAAGACGATTATATAACTTTTCTGACAGGATTGCTGAATTAGCACCTGAAGAAAGTCCGTTTTTCGTCTATCTGAGCAAAACTGCTAAACTTCCTACTGATGATTCTTTGTTCCGTTACTTAGAAGACAGAACAAAAATTAATTACACAAGTAGAGAGTTTTTTATTGACGGTAATATGAATGGAAGTGCTGCTGTAACAGCTGGTACTGACTATTCACTTACTGTTGAAGCAGCTGAAGGGTCATCAGACTCTGCAGGAAACGTAGACTGGTTAGTAAAAGGAATGGTAATAGCAATCAGAACATTAGGAGATGCAACAGGTGCTGCAGGTTACGGAAACGTAATTGTAAGAGTAGAATCTGCTCCAGTTCAAAATGCTGCTGATACTACATTCGTAGCTAAATGTATTTCTGTTTCAAGCACAGCTTCAAACATGAACAAAATACTAGATGCACAAAGATGTCAGGTAATCGGTTCAGCTTTCGCTGAAGGTTCTGGTTCACCAGACGTATTCTCAGACAGTTTAGACGATGGATTTGGATATACTCAAATCTTTAAGACAGCTGCTGAAATCTCAAACACAGCTCACGCTACACAATTACGTGGAGTAAGTAATGAGTTTGATAGAGTCTTAGCTCAAAAACTAAGAGAACATAAGATAGATATTGAAAGAGCTATGCTTTTTAATCAAAAAGCAAGAATTGACGGCGTTCAATATTCAGAAGGTCTTATTGGTCACATCATTAAAAACAGTACAGTAGTATCTGATGACTCAGCGTTATCATACAACTCAGGCAAAGCATACTTTAGAACTATGGCTGAAGCTGAACTAACTTATGATAGACTATTAAGCGACTTTGAAGTGGTATTTGACCCAGCTCGTGGTGGTTCTAACGAACGATTAGCGTTGGCTTCATTACCAGTAATGTCTTATTTCAATAAGATGGGTGCTGTGAGTTTCTCAGAAAACTCAACAAACGGTACTCAATATCGTATTAACATGGATGAACTAAGTGGTCAGTTTGGTCACAAATTAATGCAACTTGACACAATACACGGTACAGTGTATATGGTTAAAGAACCATTATTTAGAGGACATTCATCAGGTATGATGGCTATGGCTGACATGAGTAAAGTATACTACAGACCATTAGTAGGTAACGGAATCAATCGTGATACCCAAGTTATGACAAATGTACAAGGTGCAGATGAAGACTTGAGAAAAGACATGATTCTTACTGAAGCTGGACTAGAAGTATGCTTACCAGAGTCACATTATCTAATTAACCTAGAAAACGTATAAGGGAGATTGAGATGAAAACAAGCGTATTAAATAGTAATAGTGGTGATTACGGTAAACAGTATAAACAATGGGTCGTAGAAGCAGTAACTGCTGATAAGACACTTGATGGAGATGACTCAGGAAAACTATTCGTAGTTAACCCTGCAGCTACAACTACATTAACATTACCATCTGTTTCATTAGTAGGATGGAATTGTACTGTTGTATTAACTGAAGGAATTGCAGCAACTGATGGTTCTATGGACCAAATTGTGAACATTGCTTTAGGTCAAGGTGATAACATTGGACAAGTACATGAAGTAGACGGAGGAGCTGGTAACTTTGCAGTTACTGGTGACGACTTCTTCGTGTTTACTGCTGCAGCTACTCCAGGTGATAGGGTTGAACTTATCGCTGATGGTACACAGTGGATAATCCAAGCGTATGTTAAAGACCTAAGTGATGCTGATTTCTCTGCTAACGCAGACACTATAGCATAAAACAATCCGTAAGGATTAGCAGTTTGGGTACTGTGGGGTTATTCGTAAAAAGGTGTAACCCCAAACACCCATAATGAAATTTAATTAAATAGGAGAATACAATGGCAAATTTTGATACTAATACAAAAGTTATTATCAATGATATAAGTGCAGCAGCAAGTACCGTAGCAGGTTCTTTAGCTAAAGAAATCAATGACTACATGGAAAGTATTGATGACGCAAAGCTTGTAGATATTAAAGCAGTAATGCTTGATAAAAGTAGAATTGCATATATTATAATTACCAAGGTCTAATGGCTAAGTGTCAACATTGTAGCGAGCCTAATCCAGAAGGGTTATTTAACTGCCCTTCTTGTGGTAAAAAGGCTAATAAGTCAAAATGGACCACTAACACCTTTATTAGAGAAGGTGGTTATGCAACAGCTATTAGAAAAGACCAAATAGATTTTGGTACAAAAGATATGAATGAGCATATAAAAGAAACAAAGAAAAAAAATGATGTTTCTAGAGATAAAAAGATAAATTCGCTTATAAAGTGGAAGTAAATTAGTGAGAGGTTTAACAAGTAATACAAGAAGAAGTAATGGAGCTAAAAAAACTAGACAAGGTTGTAGCACTAATACTAAATATGGAAATAAAATGAGTAAAAAACATTATAAAAAAAAGTATAGAGGTCAAGGATGAATGGCACAAAAAAAATAGTAGAGTTATAGACTAATGGCTGATTTTAAAACAAGAATAGATGACTTAACAGGTTTTGCAAGCACTGATGACACAGCATTAAATGACTGGTTGTCAGCTGGTTCTCGTTCTGTTATTAATATATTACCTGTAAATAAGTTAGAAAGAGTAGCCAGCAATGAAAACTTTACAAACAATATAGATGTAGAGGGAAAAAAGATTTTAGCAGTGGTTAGAAAAGATGATAACCATGCAAGTAAAATTTATACACCGTGTAGAAAATTACCACCTTCAATGATGGGTAGAGTAAGTGATACAAATTATATGGAAGCTGCTTCGGAAAGTGACCCAGCATACATTATGCAAAATGATGTTCTAAATACATATCCAGGAAGTAATGCAAGCAATGATAGTAGAGTTGTATTTATTAACTCTTCTATGACTGTTGCTAGTACTGATTCTGCAATATCTAACTTTCCAGACGAAGCAGAAGAAGCAGTAATTTTGTATGCAAGCAGAAATGCATTAAATAGACTAATGAACGGTATGAATGCAATTAGTGCTTTAACCGTAAGTGTAAGTGCACCTAGTGCACCTAGTTTAGCAACAGTAAGTTATTCAGCAGCAACAAATGCAGATGCAAGTGCTAGTTCAG